ATCTCCGCCTTCCGAGTGAATTCGGATTGTAATACTTTTCTTACTAGTAGATTCCATCTCAGACATGCCCGCGTCCACTATATCAAACCAAAAATCATCAATAGGTCCAGTTATAGAAATGCGGCGATTTTTAAAATCTACCCCATACTCAAATAGATACTCGAGATGCAAACCTAGTTGGCTAACCTTACTATCGGTTAACCTACCGTGCATCAATCCATTACCATTAGAGTGCCGATTTCTCCGAGGCTGGGGTTTCTTCCTGGTTTTCTTCGACCGTCGCAAGGACATTCTCACTCTCCATGACTAAAATATCTTTACCTTCCATCGGAAGTCTCTCATACTTATTACCAAAGTAAACCTTTACTCCTACAGTAAAACCACTTGCGTCGCCCGCATATATGATTATCCCGATATTCCTAGATGAGTCGGGTGTTACAAACAAGCTTTCTTTCTTAGGCGTCGCCTTGTTAAGTGGCTCTACTCCTACTCTTTTGCCCAACATCTGAACTCTATTTGCCACTAGGAGCCTCCTCCTTCTTAGGCTTCTCAGAAGAAACTCTATCAACAGTTACTTTAAACTCAACTAGTTTAATCGCAGCTTCACCATCTCTAAGTTTATCCTCCGTAGTCTTTTGCGCACTAGCATCCACAGATACGGTCTTAGTCTCACCCTTTTTCATGCCAACGATTTTATTCTCAACTGCTGGTAATAGGCTGTATTCCTCAGCTAACTTAAAAAGACTAATCTTTCGGGAAGGACCAAAATCACCTTTAGGATCTGTCCGAACGGAAAGCGTACCGCGAACTAAATCTCCTTTAGCGGCAGCTTTCTTCGATTCTTTATAACCAAGGCCTTCATCTTCTTTATCAACAACCAGCTTCGCCCACTTCTTTGGGGAAATTCCGAACTCTTTTACAACTAAATCTTCAAGTACAGCCTGTCTAATATACAGGCCAGATAATGACTGTGACACTTTACGATCTATTTGATTACCCAGAGCTTGTATCTGTTCTTTAATTTGTTTCGATAATTCAGGTTCAATTGCTTTTCTACTAACCTCTTCAACGAATTTCGCACTCGGATGTTGCTGCGGTTTCTTTTTACCCATTTTATTGTCCTCCAGAAAGGTTTACGAGTTCTACCGGTACTCTTAAGATATTTTTGGTTCCTATTAACTGCACTACAATATTAGGTTCATCTAATCCTACGACTTTCGCTTTAGCTTCACCCGTTTTTGTGTTCAAAATGAATTCCTTGTCTGCAAGATGCGCGTATCTTTTGGCAAATGCTGACTTCTGTCGTTTTTCTGCAATTTTTGAGGTAGGGACTTTGGCATTGTTAGCCGCTGCTGTACTCGCTGTTAAAGTAGTGTCCTGAACTTCGTTAGTCTTATCTGAAGCCCCTCCCCCTTCGATACGCGCTACCATTCCTTCTAACGCGAACGTAACCATATCTTGAACCTCTTTAGCCACTCCAACGTGGTCTTTAGGGTCACGTAAGCGGTCATCAGAGAATTTTACTACTGATTTCAATAGGTTGACTACCGCAATCTTGCGCTCTATTAGCGCTCTTTGTTTTTCTAATGTTCCCATAATATATACATTAGATTACCCGTATTTAGGGAGGATGTCAAGGGGGCTAGGAGATTACTTTTTCGTGGATATACTCACGCCACTCGTCTTGTCCGATATAACTCTGCGCCCCACCAGAGCGAACCGCCCATCCGGGCTTGAGTTCTAGGATTTGACTACACCGCTCGTTAGGATGTGTGGCGGTAGTTACAGGCTTCCACTGGTCTGCCTTAAGCCCGTAGTTGGAGCCGTTATTAAGAAGTGTCGAGAGTTTATACACTTTTGGAGAACCATCAGAGTCTAGGTAGAAACGTCTACAATACTTGCATAGTGCTCCGTCATTCTTCACAATGCGGTATACGTATACGCCATCTAAGTCCTTCTTGCGGTTATCGCTCACTATGCGGTCGGTAGATCCGAGTCCTATGGCGTTGCTCACCTCAGTGTGTACGATGCGATCCCAATTTCTAGATGCATCTTGTGAGTAATCTCTAAGCTTTCTTTTGAGTTGAGGGATGGAATTCTCTTTAATCAACTTATCTAATCCTTCGGACCTGTCTAGATTTTGTAGAGCATTGTTCTTGTACGCGGCGTTATTATCTCGGATGAAGCCCTCTATTCGAGACATCACGTCTCCCTTTTGCTTCTCAATTACGTGTAGAAGACTTGCGTTAGCGTGTTCGATACTAGCCTCATGCGCTTCCCCGCTTGGGAGGATACTAGGACGTTGTTGGGCTTTCATGTCTGGTTGTGATGTAGGAGCGGTTTTAGAACCGTGTTCATTAAGCCAGTTGTGATAATAAGTCTCCGCTAGGATAGAGGATTCGTTATCTACATTGATTCCTTCGTCTCTGAGTTCTTTTAGTTGGGAAGGAGATAGCGCAGAACGACCTAACATAGCTATTAGCACATGGTTGTGGTGCTTATTTATTATGTCCCGGATTCTTTGGATTGTTTCTTTTGTAATGACCATGGTTCTTCTAACTCTAAGGGATTTTCGTGCTCTTGATCCAGTTCTATGTAAATTTCACTCATCATACGTCCAAAGTGATCCGCATACGCTTCTTTCATGTTGTCGGAGACGTGCTCCATAGCCGGGTCTAAGAACGCATCGGAACTGCCGTGAGCATCTCCTATACGCTGCGCTCTGAGAGCTTTATAGAGTTGCTCTTCAGCTTGCTCGGGAGTCTGTCCTTCTTCTAAATTAATCTTTACTTCCACGACCCCGCCCATAGTATTCAATCTTTACTACTTTACTTTTTTTGAAGGACGAGTCGATAGGGTTTGTAAAAGCTTCTTCCTCTATTTGATCACTATTGGTTTCCATATCAATGGCGTTCGGGCCCCCTTCGCCTTCTTGTCCTGGGGGTCCTCCCTGATCAGCTCCGCCCATCTCTTGTTGTTGTTCTTGCATTTTTTCTTGTAGTTTCTTACCATCCGGATGGAACTGCATAAACCATTGCAAATAAGTAGGCTCTAAGATGAGATCGTCCGCACCCGCAATTGGGGGCATATTATCCTCTGCCCGCACTTCATTAACACTCTTCTTAAACTTAATTTCAAGGCCTTGTCGCTCAACTCGCTTACTCTTATCTTCTTCTCTTAGTCCTACAAATTCAAACTTATACTCAGGATCTAACTTCTCCATTATCTGAGTGTTGATAAACGATTCCATGTACTTAAGCAGGGGTATTAAGCCCTTGTCTTTTGACTGCTCCATCTTAAGTTGCGTATTATCGCCGCTTATTCCGCCCCCGCGACCACCTTCGTCTTTAAGGGCATAACCGATTTCAGCAGGATCAATTTGGAATATGGCAGTAATCATACGGATAAGGTAGTTCATCCAGTTCGAAAACTCCATATCAGAGTGACTCTGAGTAAGGGGAATCCATTTAATCTCGTCCATGCCAGCAAATATAGGTGTTTGGAACGAATTTTTGTTACCCTTTAACCAATGCTGCCACTCAATACGCAGGGTCTCGAGCTTACGTCTAGGTAACGGGGCTTTGATGTGTAGTATGCCTTTGGCAGAAAAACCCTGTGTGTAGTAAGAGTGGTTGTAATTCTCAGTAAATATGTGAGAGGAAACTAGAGTAAGCAGTAGTTCTAGTTCAGCAATTGAGTATCCACTCGCATAGATATCAGTAACTGGATTTCGCATCCCAATAGATAGTTCTGTTTCAGTAAAGGCTCGGACTAACTTACCTCGAATCACTTGTACATACTTATATAATTCTTCCCGAAGCTTCTCATCGTCTAGTTCGAGTGCATCCTCTCTACGCTCTAATCCTTCTAACTCCTTTTCGGGAAAGAGGATATCGGAGCCCGCTTGTTGGAGGGGGAAATCCCTATAGTTCTTAAGGGAGGGACTTGCGTAACGAATAGTTGAGGCATCTACTGGAATCCAATGATGGAGTTTGTCTGATTGATCGGGAATAAACTCCACTGCAAATTGGTCATAAGTTAAAGAATCCCGAGTGACAGCTCTAAGGAAAGAGTCAAAATTCCACCGCTTTGACTCAAATGACCGGTCTTCCATAGATCCACATGTGAGTATTTGTTGTGCTAGCTCTTCTCGTTTCTTTTTAGTTCGCCTGTCTAACTCTTCTTTAACCGTGCGTTCTTTTTCTTTATCAGATACCTCAGAATCTTCGTTTAAGTCAGCTTCAACTTCCGCATCTACCTGATTTAAAGAGCCATCAACTGGAGCGGGGGGTGCTTCCTCAGCTTTGGATACTCCTTCTTCCCCACTACTTAGTTCTTTGAGGGTATCGGATGCTTCTTCCTCATCTTCACCTTCTTTACTTTCAGGAAAGAGTTCTTCCATAATCTTAAGAAGTTGTTTCTCTTCCTCTTTTACAACAATCCGAAATCCCTTATCGTAGGCATCGTTAGCAACTTTGGCAAATGAAGCGACTTGATTTTGACGAGTTTGAAGAATTGCGGCTATGATTGAATCTTTATAGCCCATGTGCTTCAGCATGGTGAAGCTAATACGCGCTGTCTTGTCTCTATATCCCTGAGTAGAAATGTTATAAGAGGGGTCCATGTAAATGGACTTGCGATAGAAGACATCATCTCCCTCCGCTTTAACTTTCAAGTCTATTTTAGCTTTGTTGATCATGTTGTCTAGATAAGCGTTCCCCGCTTCGTAGACTTTTGTTATGAATGATTTATCTTTATCTGCCATTTTTTAAACCTACTAAACTACTTTTCCAAGAATGATATCTACATTTGCATCAACGGAGCCTGCGTTGCCAAGTTTAATCTCTGTAAACTGACCCTTTGAATAGAATACGGGGGCCTTAGTTCCTGCTACTTTAGGCTCTAAATTGAAAGGGGTATCAGATCCATTGAGGGTGATGTTGATGGTCTGATCACAAAAAATAGCGACATACTGAGCGGAGGCGTCAGGTAGCGGTACTGTCTCGACTACCGCGCTGGGTTCCACGACCATCTGTAACCTACTGACTTCCTTGAGATTATCCTGCTCAATTCTACTTTTGATCTTATTGGCATCTGCTGGGTCGTTTGTAAATGAGGTACTTTCTTGTGTTAGTACATCTAGGGTTACACAGATTCTCTTATTAGCCATTATATCTCCTAAATATTCTTATAGTCTATTTTAGCACACTAAGTGCTTAAAATCAAAACGAAAAATTGAAACCACCACCGCCGCCTTTTTTGTCGTCATCATCGTCTGACTTCTTTAGTCTACCTGTTTTTTCGTCTTTTTCATAGAGCCCTGAGTTATCTACAAAATCCTTATTAAAATAATCAGCCGCTAAAGTTGCGGGAGACGGAGCGACTAATGCTCGACCCGTTCGACTGTCTACCTTTACTGCACCTTCCATACCTGCCCACTCAGTCATACTAACCTGCATCTTATTGAGATTCTCAGATACAATAAACGTAGCAATCGCTAAAGAATCAGCACAGTCATCTTTACCTCCAGGGGGATGTCCTATCTTTACAGTACCTGTGGCAGTTTGCTCCACTTGTAGTTGTTTAATCTCCGAACGCATAATCTCATGATCAAGTAAGTCAATTCTCTGGTTATGGATTAGGTTCTTCAGGTTGAAATAAATCTGTCGTTTAAATACATTTGTAAAGGGTTTTTCTACTAAGGTCATACCAAACTTGTCGAAAATCTCCAATAATGGCTGAAACGCGAACTGGTCAGCATGTATACGAGACAGTCCATATTTCTTACATACTTCCCGCAACTTGGTAGCAACTTCATATGCTTTGACTGGAGTAAGGGGAGATCCCTCCCACACTAGCATTTCATACTGTTTAACTCTGTGTTCTGTGCCCCCTACTAACGAAAACGTAAATCTATCTCCCTTAAAAGCCGCATCAATTGCCCCCTCGTAGTGAACATCCTTACCCGTCTCAGGAGCACACTCAGACTTACCTGTCATCGTACATAGGTCAACGAACTCAGGTAGGATGAAGCTCGAAATGGAATCCACGAAATCGGCTCTATACTCTGAAGCAAACCCTATAGGATCGAGCTTATATTCCTCCTCATACACCTTCTTACCCCACCTAGGATTCCACACCCAAGAAGGAGCCTTAAAGATGATGTAGCTATCTGGCAGGTTGTCTCTATTTTGATACTCCTCATAGAGTATCCCCTGCTTGATTCCGGGGGAAGAGAGTTTTATGAGTAGACCCTCATCGCCAAACTGTAGTAAAGAGGGACGCGCTGCTCTTAGAATGTCTACATCCTGCTCTACCGCTTTCTCGTCCAAGTTCCAGTAGGCAATCTCATCACATAATAGCGCACATATAGCACGACCTCGGATAGTCTTTTTGGACGCGGTGCCTACCTTAATGGTCACTTTAGAGTACTCTATCTTACCGTTTACGATAAATGGGACCTTCAAGTTAAAGGTACTCTGAGTGAACTTCTTTTCGCGATCAATTAGGCGAGTTAGGACTTCGGATTCTTCAAAAAACTTCCGCATGATTTCTAAGATTTCTTCCGATAAGTCGCGGGAATGTGATAGAACAACCACAGATGCAGAGGGGGTTTTCTGTAGGTAAGGGTTCCAATTAATTTTGATCGCAGCATAAACCGCCAATAATGCAGAGATAGTACTCTTACCTCCGCGTCTTCCTACTATTAAGTCAATCCTATTACGTACTACTTGCAGGTATGGATCATACACTTTACCCGTCATTAACAGAAATAAATCGGTTTCAGATAGGAATCGGTCTTGTAGGGAAAACACCTTGTCTGTAGTCAGGTGTTCTTCTACAATCATTCCTGTAACATGCTTTGAAAGAGGTAAGCTGAATACACACTTCAGTGCGACTTCTTGAGCAAACGTAGGGTTGAATGATAGGAATCCATCAGCTTTTACGAAGTGCTGGATGGGATCTTCTTTTATACTTGGAAGAAGTTGTTGACTGAAAACTTTTGCGAACTGAAGCTCAGTTAGCTTGGAGATAGACTTCGAGGGCATAATCTATATATTATCCCACATTTACACACAAGTGTAAAGTGCCTATACGAAAAAAATGGGCAGTAGCCTGCCAGTCTCTCCACTGGGTAGGTGACACCCCCCCGATAAACTATAAGACTGGAGCCCGACCAAAATGAGCATGTAACGCACTAAGCGCACTCTGTAAAAATTCAACCGCCGAAGAGGCTGCGTCTAACACGACTGCTTGAAAGCCTGGTGCAAATAAAGCGCCTAAGTACACAAACAAACCAAAAAATACAACTCCTAAAAGAAGCTTAAACATAAGAACCTCCTAAGTTCTAGAGTAAGTATCGCACACCCTTTTACGCAATGCAAGGGAATTATTATTAGTTGGGTATGAAGTCGGAAGACTTTGATTTCATAGTCTTTTTAGAGTACTTAGGCATCCTCGTCCTCTTTCTTACTGTTTAGTAAGTGCGTGTAATCTTCTACTTCATCTGGAGGAGACTCATCAGGCTTCTTGGGATTGGATATTGGTTTCTTCTTGGCATAACAAAACTCAAGGATTCTAAGTATTTCGTTAATAGATAGGGGTACTTCTTCACCTTTCATAGCTTTAACTAACATATCTTTCGGATCTACATCGTTTTCTTGTAAGTGTGGATATAGGTCATTAGCAAGCCACTTAGACCCCTTCGTGGACCCGCCCACTTTCGTATGCCCTGGTAAAAATTTTCCTTTCATGTCTCTCTCTGCCATTTGTTTTCTCCTGATGTTATACTATGATTTTTTCCTCTTAGGTTTTTTAAACTTGAGAACTTTCCGCTTTTGTCGAACATGCTCCTTATAACAATAATCTCCAAGATATTCAATACATAAAGGACCAAACTCATAGACTTTACAACCACATGCAGCTGGTATTCTGCCTAACCGCCAATCATAAATCCAGTTCCAATAAATAAATAGTCTATTCCAATGTGCTTTTATCTTCAAGTTCTGTCCTTATCTCTTCTACCTCACCCTTAAGATATTCATTCTCGTCTTTAAGAGTGTCTCTTTCACGAGTCATCTCAACCACTTCCAATTCTAGTAAACTTTTCTCATGCTCTAACTGTTCTGTCCTATATAGTAAACTTTCTGCTTTTTCTTCCATTCTATTTATATCTCCTCGTAGTTTCTTGTTATTATTTGAGGCTAGTTGAAAGTATTGTCTGTACCGTTCACATATAGCATCTTTTTCATCTAATTCGTGCATTATATCAATGAGTTTCTGTTCAAGAGATTTTACCTGCATCTTTATACCTCAAACGAATTTTTCTTTTAATTTCTCGCAGCAATCGTTCTTTAAGTCTAAACTCAACCTTTCCCTGACCCTGTACTTTGATGCCGTAAGGTATGTAGGAAATTCTCATTCCATGCTCCGTGCCGAGATCTATTGACTCAGTGGGCTCGAAAGTTTCAATAATTAAATGTTCTTTTTTAAGTTCCATAGTCCACTTCTTTTTCTTTTTACGAGCCATCCCATTCGATCTCAAACCCAACAAATCCCGCGCCCGTTGGCCCGACTTGCCATACTTTAAAGCCATTATCTTCTAACTTACTTTGAAACTTAGCTGCTTTAAATTTAGGTACATCGATGTTAGCATTACAAAATCCCATTTCCGCGTGATCTCGTATAACCGCGCTAAGATCTGAAATGGATATTACAGGAGCGAGACACTCGGACTTGAGGGCTCTCCTTCTAGCAGTCTTAGCATTAATCATTTTTTACTCGCTTTCTTTAGTAGGCCTTGGGCATACATCTCTCTTAACCTCTCAGGATTGTTCTCTAATATCCATTGCTTGATTCCAGGGCGGACTACGCTGTTATTGCGAACGGCGAAGGGCT